ATGCTGAAATGGCGTCCGATAACGCAAGGGCCGACAAGCTAGGCCTAGTGCTTGACTCCGATCCTCGTAAAGTCACCCAGGTCGGAATGTTTCAGATGGCTCCAAAACAAGTACCCGACACAGGGAATAATCAGGGGGTAAATAATCCGTGAAAAATCAAGCCATGTTACCAGCGTTTACTCGTTCTGCTTCATTCATGCCGGCGACAGCAGATAAAGAACAACGAACGGTTGAACTCATGTGGAGCGCCGGAGCCCGCGTTTTCATTCCTGGCGATTGGTTCGATGAGCCGTACTTCGAAGAACTCTCCATGGAGCCTAGCGCCATCCGCATGGATCGAATGAATTCCGGAGCGTGTCCTCTGCTCGATAGCCATGACCGCACCTCTCTGAAGTCCGTCATGGGTCGTATTATGGGGGGAAAAATTCAAAATGGAGAGGGATCGTGTCTCTCTAAATTTAGCAAAAGAACCGATGTTGAACCCTATTTTCAAGACGTTATCGATGGAGTCATCAGTAACGTCTCAGTCGGTTATCGCGTTTATAAATATCAAGATATCAGCGCGCCGGACGATCCGGTCAAAGTTTTGAGGGCAATAGATTGGGAACCAATTGAGGTTTCATTAGTGCCCGTGGGAGCGGATGCGGATGCAGGGGTCCGTTCTCATTCTGGAACAGTTGTTCCCTGCGAAATAATTGAACGCGCGAGAAGCGCGCAAGGAGATACTATGTCCGTACCTAAGACCACAACTCCAGTCGAGACTTCGCCTGTAGTAGAAACGCCTGTCGCCGTTCAACCTGCGCCAGCAGTTTCCGCACGAGCTGCTGATGATTCAGCAGTGAATGCTGAGCGTGCCCGCAGTGTAGAAATTACTCAGTCAGTCCGTAAAGCCGGGCTCTCTGTTAATTTCGCAGAAGAACTGATCTCAAGCGGAATGAGCGCAGATAAGGCTCGTTCTATGATTATCGACAAGCTTGCAGAAAAGACTGCTTCAACCACGATCAACCCAGTGATCGCCGGCGGAACTCCTGCAAACCAGGAATCGCGCAATCGCTCGATCGAAGCCTCGCTTCTGCATCGCTCAGATCCGGGCAAGTTCAAGCTCGAAGGTGATGCAATTCAGTTTCGCGGTTTGACCCTGATGGAACTCGCCAGAAGCGTTCTTGAGTCGTCTGGAAAGCGTACAGCAGGACTCAGCAAAATGGAAATCGCAACCCGTGCATTTGAAGGAACGAGCGATTTCCCTGCACTTCTTGCCAATGTGGCGAACAAAACTCTTCGCGACGCGTACCAGGCTGCTCCTCAGACCTTCCGTCCGATCGTTAAGCTCAATATGTCTGCTGATTTTAAGCAAATGAGCCGCATTCAGTTGAGTGATGCCCCTTCGCTTGAAGTTGTCGGAGCATCTGGAGAAGTGAAGAGAGGCGCTCTAACTGATGGAAAGGAAGTCTATTCGCTTGCTACTTATGCGAAAATCGTCGCGATCAATCGTCAATCGATCATCAACGACGACACAAGCGCATTTACGCGCATTCCTGCTTTGATGGGTCGCGCCGCATCGGATCTCGAATCTGACACGGTGTGGAACCTGATCCTTGCCAATGCAGCAATGGGAGACGGAACTGCTCTTTTCCACGCCGATCATAAGAACTTGACCGGCACAGGAACCGCGATCTCAGTTGCTTCTCTCGGCGTTGCTCGTGCCTTAATGAAGGGACAAAAGAATCTTCAGAAGCGCCCGATGAACATTCAGCCAAAATTCCTGATCTGCGATCCATCTATTGAGACTCTCGCTGAACAGGCAGTTGGTCCGATCGTTCCGAACGCAGCGACTAGCTTCAACCCTTTCATGGGTAAGTACACGATTCTTTCGGAACCTCGCTTGACCACTGGAACGACTCAGCCTTGGTATATGGCGGCTGAGCCCGGTCAGATCGATGTGATCGAAATCTCTTACCTGGAAGGCCAGGAAGGCGTTTACCTCGAGAGCAAGCAAGGTTTCGACGTGGATGGAGTCGAGATCAAGGTTCGTCTCGACTTCGCTGCGAAGGCCCTTGACTGGCGCGGTCTCTACAAGAACGCAGGCGTCTGATCAGATCTGAGTCAAGTAAGTTAACCGGATTGCGCCCCGGATGAAGTTTGGTCCGGGGTCATCCAAACAGAAGGAAAATGAATCATGAAAAATAATGTTCAGGCAGGCAAAACTCTAACCGTCGCAGCTCCTCGGACGGTATTGTCGGGTGAGGGCGTTCTAGTCGGAAATATTTTCGGTATTGCATCCGATGATGCTACCAGTGGCGCGAATCTAGAAATTGTCACTGAAGGCGTATTCGATATCACGAAAGACACCGATACGTTCTCTCAGGGCGATAAAGTGTACTGGGACAACTCAGCATTTAAGGCCACATCGGATGCTGGAGCTAATAAGCTCATCGGCGTAGCCATTCAGGCTCAGTTGACTGGGGATTCAACAGCCCGAACCAAGCTCAATGAAGTCAGCACGAGCAATCAGGCGACTACCGTTGCTGCTGTGACTACTGCTGACGCTACTGACCTTGCATCCGCTGAGGCGCTCGCAATCCAGCTCAAGACATCCTTGAATGCTGTGATCGCGGCTCTCAAGGCTGCTGGAATGATGGCTTAAGGATAGATGAGGATGGGCGGGGGGCTAGGTTCCTCGCCCATAACCCTATGAGCTGGCCAATTCTTGCAAAACAGATGCTTTCCGTAGGGATCGGAACATTCGGTCAGTCCGTCATATACACTCCGTTGGCTGGATCTCCAGTTACCATTCAAGGTGTTTTTGATGTCCCCCACTCTGAAATTCAGCTTGGCCATATTTCTCCGGTGAGCTCCGTTTCTCCAAAACTAGGCATCAGGCTAGACGATCTCTCATTGAAACCAAAAAAAGGTGACACCGTGACGGTCGGATCAGTCGTCTACCGTGTGATCGATTCTGAGGAGGACGGCCAGGGCGGATCAACGCTCAAGCTTCAGAAACAATGAGCTCAAAAAGAACATCAATCAGATCGGCGATATCTCAAGCGTTAATCTCCGCCACTACTTCTGCCGGTTCCTCCGTTTTTACGTCTCGCTATACCGCGTTAATGTCTGAGACGTACCCACTCATTCTCATTGAGACTCCACAGGAGCCAGCGACTCCTATGCAGCCAGGAACCCCCCCTATTTACGAGCGAAGGCTTACGGTGATCGTCTCTGCTGTGGTTTCTCAGAACGACACGATGGACGACGCTATGGATTCCCTAGCCGATCAGATCGAAGCTGTTTTTGGGAAAGATCCAACTTTCGGTGGAATTTGTAACGGATCTATCTTGAAAAGTGTCGATTCAACGGTTGATTCAAACGGAGAGCAGCTCTTCGGAGCGATTCACGTGAGTTTTGAGGTCACATATCTCGGATAAAAATCGAGGAAATTAAGATGTTTGAAAAAGAAAAATTAAACAAAAAAGATAACAAGGACCGCGGCGAACCTTCTCGCCTCGTAGCGAAGAAGGCCTTCGTGATCTCTCACAATGAATATTTCAGAGAGATCAAGGCCGGGGATGAGCTTTCAGACGTTCCAGAACAATACCTGACGAACCTCAAAACCGAAGGCGTCATTTAACCAAGAAAGGGATGAACTATGTCACTGTCAAATCCAAGAACGCTGTACGGAATCCACTCCGTCAGCCCATACAGCCGAACCGATGGCACTTTTTACGGTATTCTGAAGGTTCTTGAGGGGTCCTCGTTAGGTATGAGCGGGTCCCTTGTTGAACTTGAGGGTGGCTCCAGTAAATTTGCATGGGCCGTTGAGGCCGGACTCATTAAAACCGAGGTTCAGCTCAAGGTTGGCGAATATCCCGATTTCTTATATGCATTATTCTTTGGTCAGACACCAGTCGCCGTTGCGGCTGATGCCGCTGGAACAATTTCAACCGCACTGAACAAGCTCGGAACGTCTGTCGTCGCTGCAACCGGACTTGCATCAGTTGTAGTGATTCCAACAACTGGCGCACCGAATCTCAAGTTCGGAAAGTACAAGATCAAAGTCGCCAGCGCCACTACGGTCAACGTTTACGCGTCGACGGATATTGATTTCGGTCGTGGTACTGCTGGGTCTTATTCTGGCGATGATTTACAGGTCGCCGGTCCTCTTACGATCACCACTGGTGCAAATACCGATATTGCAGCCTTTGGCATCCGGTTAACTGGTGGTGCAGGAACGATCGCCATGGTCGTAGGAGATACAGCAGAGTTCGAAGTGCTCCCCCCCAGCACTAAATCGATGTCCGTTTCCGTTGGTTCCGCATCAACCGTATTTCCAGAGTTCGGCATGATCGCCATGGCTCAGAAGACTGGATCCAAGCAACTTACCGAACTCGATATCTATCGCTGTAAGGGAGTTGGTTTCCCAATCGGATTCAATATGAATGCGTTCTCTAAGTCGGATATCAAAATTGCTGCATTCTATGATTCCGTTAAGGACTCAGTCTACAAGGAGCGTTGGATCGAAGAAGCTTAATCCCTGGCAATCCTCTACTATTCCACGGGACCACAGGGGCCTCGCTCAGAAATGGGCGGGGCCTTTCTTATTCATCCTTTTTGATGTTGATCTTCGAAAAGACACCATTCCTGAACATGTTTGACTGAGCAATGAACGCATA